CACTAACCAAGCTGGCGACACTCCGAGCGATGTATGAACGGCCAACATTCTCGTTGAAACTCACTCGTAGCCATTCACCACCTAGAGAACCGACGATTTGTTTGCTCTTGTTGAGTCGGATGGGACTGTTTAGCAAGTCCGTCAATACGGAGTGGGCGACATCCATGTCGGGCGCGGCTATGAAGACATCATCACCCGTGTGCCAGCTGCGACACTTCTGTAGTTCGGGAGCGGCGATGGAAATGTAAGCTGCATTGAGTATAGAGTTGAACATTGTAGTGCCACGGTGTCCGCTCGGGAGTGTTCCTATCATCAGGTCCTCTCGGGGGCCGTCAGCGTCGCGCCAGTGGACACGCGTGTTGTCGATGCTCCTAACACACCAATCGCGGAGATCAGGGGGTGCATCACGGAGGAGCTCTTCAAGTACGATTTTCATTGCATCATTTGTGTGTTGGGCGTTGAAGTCCTCGAAATCCACACAAAGGTAGAAAGCACCAGCCTTGATCTTTTGACGGTACGCGGCGAGGTCGTCTTCGTCGCCAGGTGAGAGCAGACAAGACTCATTCCTCCATACTCTCTCGATCGGCGTGAGAGCGTGATGAAAGGTGAAGTAATTGACAGTATCCAGGCCGTAGATGGGCCTTGTCTTGTCGTGCTCGAACTTGGGAGCGGCGCCCGCTTCACCGGAGGGCTCGCCCAACATGATAGCATTGAGCGAAGTCGCCTCAGCAAACTGGCGCCTGTTAGGTCGTGACCCGGGCGTAAACCGATGGCCATACTTGATGTCCTCAATGCGTTTTGCATGAGCACCAGACTTGGTGAAACCCCACCTACGTGACCAAGTTGCATCAGGTGAATCCCACTCAGGCGTGAGCTTCATCTCAGCGTCGATCACTTTCCGGACGGCAGCACGTAGGACGTCGTTGTCAAAAACGACAGCTTTCTCAGCCATGAAGTCGTTCATATTTATCCGAGTCCTGATGTCGTCTTCCATGTTGGTGAAGGGTACGCCACGCCCATTGAGGTTCCGTACTTCCACGAAACACATGGCCGTCTTGCACTGGAATGCACCTAGTGACTTGAGCCGGTCAGAGATGCCTTTCAGAAAATCTCTGTTGTGCCAGCGTCGCATCACTTCAAATCCGATTCCACGATCGTCGGCGTCGAGGGTGGTCAACCACAGCAACCATCCGCTGGCCGCATCATTGGCCATGCCACGGGTGTCACTGTAAACCGCCTCCCATCGGTTGGTCACGTCGGGCGCGTAGACATAGGCATCCTTCCACACGTCAGAGAAGAACACGTTGGCCTTGGTCTTAGCACCTTGGAAAGCTTTCAGTGGGTAAACGTCCCTGTCGTCGCCGCCCGCCTTCATTAGGTCGAAGGCGAATTTGAAGTCGTCTACCGCCGGTGTAGCGTCCCTCACTTCAGTACTCGAGGTGTAGTAACGCAACATGGACAGAGGCCTGCGCGCATCAGTGAACTGGTCACCAGCGAGCACGACAGGCACATCAGGATTTGTACCAAGCGAGGGAGCGACGGCGTTGTCGAAG